AAGCGTCAGGCGTACAACGTAGGGTCAACCGCTCTACGCGAGATGGGCGCGGTCAAACTGACCAGCAAAGTGGAAGTTTTAGAGGGTTAATAAATCACCCGGCCAAGGATGGCCATACAGGAGATAGAGAATGAAAATTAGCAAAAACCAGCTCGCAAACATCGGCATTCACGTGCCCTCCGGCGCAAGCAGCTTCCACACAACAGCCGGCAAGGCGACTTATCTGATTGGCTCCACTAGCGAGTTTGTGGAGCGCGAACTGCCTGCCGAGGCAGCCGCCAGATTGAGGGCGTTGTACAAAATCGGTGGCACTTTCGGCGCTCAAATCACACACAATCCAGCCTAACGCTATACCTAGGAGAGAGAAGATGACCATCATCAACGAAATACTCAGCGCAAAAACCGAGGCAGGCGAAGACGCCTACATCTGGCTGCACGATTCGGGGGACTGCATCCTGTGGGTCTCGGAAGCGGAAGGGGATGACGGCCACCGCGCTTTAGGGCGCTGGCAGCTTGACGAGGGCCAAATGCAAACACTGATGAGGGCACTCATCGAAAACTGCGAAATCAACTAGGCAGTCACCTACTTACAACCAGAGGCAACACCATGAACCAAAGACTTAAGTACGACCCACACATGGAGCGTGCCGAGCGGCTCCGCAAGATCAAGAGGGTCGCCATAGACCTGACCCTTGCGGCGATAGCCGTGGGGATGTGGGGAACACTGGCGTACTACGCCGTGACCCAGTGGCTGGGGGGCTGATATGACCCTGATCTCTCGGCGTTAAGCGTAGGGGCGCATGGCCCCTACCCCGTCACTCGACCCGCCCCTACCCCCTCACTCGACCAGCCTCCACCGCAACAGGTGCCACTGTATTGCGTCCAGAGGCCATTCGTCGAGACCCGCCACCCCAGTACCCCTGTAGTAAAGATCTTCAACCTGCGAGCCTGCGTAAAGCCGTAGGCTAGCTAGCGAGGTCTTCTTCGTCCCCAACGGGTGCGTCTGTACCAAAACGAAGCTCGGACAGCCCATCTCCGCCATTCTGAGGTGAAAGCTCACCTCCTCCGGTGTCAGGCTCACCGCCTCCGTCCGAGTGATCTTGATGCTCACCATAACGAACCCCGCCCCCTTCAAAGAGATCAGGCCGTAGCTCTGCCGCTCTCTCTGGCCCGTGGATTTTAGTGAGCAAATCTCGACCGTGCTGTCGTTTAGATTCTCGCCTAGCCTTTTCAGCAGCAATTCTTCTTTCGCGTTCATCAGTCTTCATCTCCTCTGCAATGGTGGGGGGTGGGGTCTTTGCTACCGCAATCTCCTCCGGTGTCATGTCGATGATCGACCCCTGCGCTATCGCCGGTACGCCGCTACCCCCGTAGAGCTGCTGAATCTCATTCAACCTGCGCATAACGTCCTCTTTGGACATCGAGTCGATCAGACCAACTCGGATCTCCTTGCGCTCGATGTAGATGGTGCCCAGTGCCTGACCCCGCCGGTACTCGGCTGTGACCGCCGCGCCAAAATTGCCAGCGTCCATGGCCGCATCGCGTATCCTTTGCAGATCCCGCATATGCCGCTCGAAGGTCGTCCCATATTTCGCCGCCAGCTCCGCCCGGAATTCTTGGATCGCCGCTACAACGTGCGGTGCCTTGGCGGGGTCAGTCATACGCCGTGCCGCTGTCCCGGCTTGCTCCGGTTTCCACCCAGCGCGGATCGCCGCTTCTTTGGGACTGATAGCCCCATCCCCCGCACACAGTTCCTGCACGAACTTCCACTCTGCGGGCGACATCACCCGCGCTTGGAGAGCCAACGGCTTGACGGGTGTCGCTAACCGCTGCACAAGTTTGTCCTTGAGCATGGGGGTCATGTTAAATACACTTTTTCCCACGTGTCTCGTCATATCACTTTACCTGCTCTAAAAAACGTAAATTCACACTGGGCGCAACCAAATGTCCCGTTGGGCGCGACACCTTTTTTGTTAACTTCTTGATTCATATAAACTATTACCCCCTCTGGGCGTAAAGGGCGCGAGATTTCATGTTTTCATACCCCCCTATACCTTTTTTACTCGTCACACATTACCACTATTAACTACACTATATAACAATAAAAACTCACTATAGCTATTTATATATTATTTTGATCCCTTGATCCCAGTAAGATAATAAATATAGTACTTTCAAGGGTTTATAGCTGGGCGCAAGACTGGGTGCGGTATGTTTTTTTTGCGCCCACCGCCCCTTTCGGTCCCATTTTCCATTAAAACGGCAGGCTCTCGTCGCTGTCATGAAACTGCCGCACCAAGTCTTTTATCAGCTCTGGTTTTTTAATACCTACTTTTAACCACACATAATGTTTCGTCCCCGTCTTTTTGATACGCATTCTCCTCCCCGAAATCGCCTCGTATCCCATCTCAAGCAGTATCCGACTGAGTCCTGTGCCGGTCGGGAGTACGTCACCCTCTGCTGTTGCCAGCCGATTAAGCCATGTCACATCGACCAATTGGTCATTGATCACAGCGCAAGTATGCCTACTAATCGCGTCCTCCAACGCCAGTCGATCAGGCGATAGGGCGTAGGAGATCATCTCCTGCCTCGCTCCTGTCTCGGGAGCACGCCCTTTTGCATGAAAATTAGGGGAGATTACCCGACCCCCAAAGTAGCAAGCAAGGGCATCGGCGTGGTGCTGCACTGCCGTAAACAGTCTGTCGAAGTAGGCAGCTGAACCGGCCTCACCGCCCAACTCGGCGTACAGTTGCTGCTCTGACTGCACACGCCCGAAGATCGCGCAGTAGCGCCGGTCGCCGTCGCCGATAGGGATCGCGTCCTTGTGATTGGTGAACAACAAGTACGAAGAGAAGTTAGGCACGGTGCGATGGTCTCGGCCTTTCTCTTCGATCACCACAGTGGCGTTACTGATAAAAGGCTTCATCCGATCCAACACGGTGAATTTCGAGGTGCCGGATATACGGATTTCCTCGATCACGATAAGCGTAGAGCCGTGCGCCCATCCGGTGAAACGCCCTTCGATCGCGGATGGCTCCAGATTGGTAACGCCAGTGCCCATCAACAGCTGCATCATCACGGCGAAAAACGACTTGCCGGTGCCCTGCGACCCCTGCAACAGCAACGCCCAACCGACACGCTTGCCGGGGTTCTGGTACACATAGGTCAAAAAGTCGAGCAGGATCTCACGTTCTCGGGGATCCTCGACCACAAAGTCCACATGGGCAAGCATCAGGGCAATCGCGGCCTGACCCTCAAGGCTCATATCCTCCACCGCGCAAGGCGTAACGCCAGACGGGTGATAGGTGTTGAGCATCTGCTTACCCTCGACATCAAGGATCTTGCCGCCACCGGGCCAAAAGATCTTGTCCACCACGGTAGGCAGGTTAAGGTCGATCAGGCAGTAGGATGACGCTGGCTTGTCGGCCATCATCACGTCGGGCAGGCGGTCGTACTTCGCGTTGAACGCTTCGCGCCTGATCGCGTAATTCAGTTCGGTGTGTGCGAACTCGCACGTCACCTCTATATAGATCCACGGTGCCGCCCATGCAGGCAGTACACTGTTGCCGTCGGGATCGACCGTGCCCCCTGCGCGGCCTACGCTACGCTTTTTTGGCAGCAGCTCGTTGCGGATGTCGGTGATGTTCAGGCCTTTGGCCTTACCGAAAGCGTCGTAAAGTTCTTTGGCTATCATACGCCGACCGTCAAGCGGTAGGGCGTAGGGGTCAATGGCGCGAACCTCGCGCTTGAAGGCAGTGTAGTCCTCAAGCGTATCAACAGCGGCGGCGCGAGCGAGCAGGTCATCAAGGGTACTCGCCAGCGCAGTGGCGGCACCCACGGTGTCAACGACAGCACGGCCACCGGCCCGACCGATGATGTAATCAAAACGGGTCGGTTTGGTGATGTTGGAGCGATTGGCGAAGGTGCGCCACTTGTCCCGGCACTCTTGGTAGTCGTAGTGGGAGCTGGCTTTGGACCATGCGTCCCAGATCAAAAAGCCGTCCTTCTGGCCGTCGGTCTGGTGGTGCAGGGCCATACCTACCTTGAGCCATGAGCTGTAACCTTCAAGGTCACCGGCAGGGAGCTTGGCCACGTAGGCCGACAGGTCGTCAAGCGTTAGGCCGTCGAGCTTCTGGTGATTAAACGCAAGCTCAAGGTCGCGCACGTCGCTGGTACTGATTTGCAACTCTTCAGGCACGGTAATGAAAGTGCCGTTGAGCACGGTCAGTGCTGCCAGTGGGATCATCGGGAACGGCTC